ATAGCAGTTCCACCCGATGCGGCTACAGCAACACCAGCAACACCCATAGCAGTACCAATACCAGCTAAGATTGCAAGTTGGACTCCTACATCTTCTATACCCATCCCTCTAGTAGTCTGAGCAAACGGTACATAACCAAAATTAAATATAGCTAAAGCAGCTCCAATAAGTGCCATTGATAATGCACCCATAGCCATATTCATAATTCCAAATTTTCCAACTACAGCAATAGCTATACCAATTGCTAATATAGCAGCACCTTGTACTAATACATCTTTTAATGACATTCCTTTTGTAACATCTGCATAATCTTCATATCCTTTTACAAAAGGTATTAATGCTAAACCAAATGCTGCAACAGCTGCTGCACCTTTAAGTATAGTTTTTAAATCAAATTTACCTAATAAACCTGCAGCTCCACCTACTGCTATTATTGCAGCACCTTGTACTGCTACGTCCATTAGGCCTACACCTTTTGGAAATGAGGCTGCAAATACTGCATAACCTAAACCAAATACAGCAACACCTAATCCTAATAATGAAAGATTTCCTGCTCCTCTTCTAACTCTTTTAGCCATTCTCTTTCCACCTAAAAGAGCAACAGCTCCACCAACTAAAACTATAGAAGCAACCATCCCTAATAAAATCTTAGGTTGCATTACTATAAATAAGGTTGCTAATCCAAATATAGCCATACCTATACCAAAAGATCTTAAACCGTCACCCATCTTATCCATAGCTTTAGCACCTCTCCTAATTCTTTTATACTGAGAGCCTAATAACATAAATAATGGTGCAACTAAAATAGAGGTAATGTATAATACTGGAATACCGAGCATACCAATTAATAATAATGGGGTGGCCAGAGCTAAACCTTTTGCAAACTTAAATATAGCACCACCCATCATTTCTAGATTTTCTATGCCCTTCCTAGCCTTTTTATTATCTACTTCTGCTAGTTTTTTGAAAGTCTTATCTAAAAATTCTGTAAATTTGTTAACACCCTTCTTAGGGACTAATGCCCATAGTGTCATTCCCATTGCAGTTTTAATAGACCCTATACCTAATGCGGTTAATACTGATGCATTAGCTTTAGCATTATCATCACCACCGCCGCTTGCTATACCTCTTTTCTTATTAGCACGATTTTGTCTTAATGATTTTACTAAGGCTCTTATTTGTAAACCGGAAGCAATAGTTTGAAAAAGACTCTTGCCTGTATTTCTTTCAGTTTCATCGGAGATACCAGCTATAACTTGAAGTAATTGGGTTTGCTTTTGTAGCTCACCCATAATATCCATACCAGAACCACCACTAGAACCTGTAGATACAGCAATAAGAGAATCTAACTTTTCGTTAGTTTGATTAGCAGCAGCCTCTATCTTAGATAAAGGATCCATTAAATCTTTTAAAGTTACAGCAGCCATTTAAGGTTTATTTTTTACAATTTTGGCATAGATAGCTTTGGCATAGAAGGAGTCTTATATTGACTCATACTTTTATTTGCTTGACTTTTTAGGCCATCCATATTGTATTTATCTTGAGTGTCTTTTGTATTTTGTTGCTCTTGCTTATTACGCTCTTTTAGTAAGTCATTATAGATTTCTAAAGTATATTCATATTCATAGAAAGGGAGCAAATCCAACTCTGATGGTTGGAGATGCAACTTTTCTAAAAGTAATACTCTAACTTTAAAGAAGTTCAGAAGAGATATCTGGAATAACGAAGAGAGCTTTGATGCCACCGGGAAACGTTAGCGGAACGGTGACCTCCTCACCGCAGCTTTTACATGGAAATACCAGTTCTGGTTTAACACCAATTTTTAAATCTTCAGCTAATCTATATACTATTGTATATTTAGTAGCATCCCACCCCTGAAAGGATGTAATCTTTGCAAATATATCTTTTTCGTTCCATCCTCTCCATTCTCTCTGTAGGTAAGGTAGTATTGCCAATGTAGATTTATCCCAACTTTGATTTTTTTCTTCTCTATCTCTGATATAATCCGTTATACATCGCATAACACCAATTGTAGGAGGGGCTAATTTAATAGTACCATAATTTTTGGTAGTAACAGAATAACACTTTTCAATAGGATCATAATATTTTTCAACTTTTTCTATAATAGTATTAAATTGTAAGTTAGAGGTTTTTAATTCCATGGAATCTTGTGATTTACAGGATGATTGCTTACATGATTTTTTACCTATTGGCATCATTAATGTTTGCTCGCCTGTTTTAAATGTCAATTCTCTAATTGCTAAAATTAAATAAATTCTATCTTCTTCAAGAATATCTTTATAGGATCCTCTTTGATTACCATACATAATTTTGGTACATGATAAAACAATATTATTTAATCCTTCATCAACTTCTTTTAAGTTATCTTCATCAATAATAGAAAATGCTCTAATTTCAGCAACCTTGGCTGGCCTAATATGAATTTCAAAATCATCTCTGTAAAATTTTCCTCGAGATGGAAATTCACCTAAGTTTAACCTAGTATATCCTACCATTGCATTTAACCTTTTAATTTCAGGATCATCTGCTGTTACTTTATCCATTTGTCTGTTAACATCGACCTTACCTAATTCCTTAACTATTTCATTAGGGGTCTCTGTAGCTTCTACTGCAATACCTTCAGCAGCAGCAAATTCTTTCTTAATATTTTCTTCGTGCTCTTTTGACATTTTTAATTGTTTTTTATTAATTGTTTTTCAATTTTATTTTCATCAACAATATGTTCTACTATTAACTGTCTAACATATCTAGAAATAGCTACAGGCTTTGCACCAGTCTCCATTGATTTTTGTATAATTATTGTATTTAAACTATCCTCATCTTCAGGCGTTAATAAAACCTGTAATTTTTTAGTAAGTCTTTTCTTTTGTGGAATAAGTTCTTGTACAGTTTCATTAAAGCCGTACTTAGGGTTGTCAGATTTAAATTTATTAATCCAATATTCAACTCTTTTTAAAACATCACTTAAAGATTCATCATTATCGAAGACATCTAATACTTCTCTATTAAAAGCTTTAGTACCAAAATCTTTAACTGCTCTTTTAATATATTTTCCAGTTCCAAAGTTATTTGGATTATCATTTACTGAATATCCTACATAAACTTTGTTTGTTTTTTGCTGTTGTAATTTATAGATAATCATTTTCTATATTATATATTTTATATTATATATTAGGGAGAAGGCAAAAAAACTGGGAATACTTTAATATTCCCAGTTTAATATTTAAAATTTATGCTCCTACGTTCTCCTCAACCCAGTGATCACAACGATAAGTCATTGTTAATTCAGCTGCATCTTGAGTTTCATAATTTAATTCATCTACAAAATCAGGTTGTCCTGTTGGGAATACATCTTTAAATGTAATCTTTCTGAAGATATCTCCTGCTCTGTTATATTGAACCACAATCATACTTCCTACGTAATCTTTCTTTAATCCCATTTCACCAGTTAATGGATCATAGATTAAGTTATTCCAATTACGGAAAGTATTATAAATATAGTTTTCGTTTGCTTCATTCAAGTTAAGACTGAAGTTAAGTGTTAAATCAACAAACGTCTGAGCTGGCATACCTGCATAAGATCTATCAGCAAATTTATATTTTTGATTTATAGCATCAATAGATGGATTTAAGTTATTTAATCCTCCGATTGTTTTTACTTGCTCTAAGATTAAACCCGTATCATCCCCTAGTGGTGAAAATACAGTCACCTCAAATAGGTTAGGCTGAATAGGTTCGTACCTTTGGCTACTGGCCCTTGATTGGGTATAATGTGGTAGTGGCATATTTTATTTGTTTTTTTATATATTCGTCTTCTTTATCTTCTTATTGGAAGTTTCCTGAACTAATTGCACCAGTTCTAAGAATAGTTGTTCTTTGTACAAGAATTTCCATTCCTCTCGTTGGTTCAATATATGTATCTAAGATACCTACATTTTGATCAATAACTTCTGGTGTGTTATTAGTTTCATCCATTATATTTCTATAATCGTAAACACCATCATCATTTTGAACAGTTGCTAAGAAGTTGTCAGCTAATGTTTTTATTTCCAATCTTGTTTGAGCTGTATTAAATTCAAATAAGTAGTTTTTAAGAATTGCTTCAATACCATCTTGGATATAAATTACAACCTCTCTAACATTAATTGAACTTAAAGCGGATTTTGGAACTTGTTGTGCAGTTTTATTTGCAAATATAGTTGGTCCTGTTCCACTTTGGAATACGATTGGATTAATACCGAATGGTTCTAAATAATAACGATCTTCTTGATCTAAATTAATTTCTAATCCTACAACCCCATTTCCACCTATTACTCCACGTCTTACACCGGCTACGATTGACCACGGTAATGCGTTTTCATATTTAAGAATAAAGTTATTAGATACATTTGCAGCAGGAGGAACACTTATGTTCTTTCCTAAATCTCTAACAGTTAAGAATGGATAATAATATCCTCCCCAAGATCCGCCACTAGTAGCGGCAGGTAATGAGAATCTAACAGTTGGATTTAATGCAAGATTTCCACCTTCAGATATAAACTTAGAAGATAAACCACCCGTAGCATCAGAGAAGCTTGGATCGGTATTTTTCTTAAAGTCTTTAGCAGACGGTGCATTAACAATTGCAAACGCATTTTTTCTACTCATACATAAATTAGTATAGATAGCTTTACAATTTGCTTCAATTCCATTTCCATAAGTATCTACTACATATCTGAAATTAATTGTTTCTCTATCAATTAATGCTTTATATAAATTTGTTCCACCTAAGATAGGACTTAAACATTTGTTTTGTCTAGAATTAGTTCCATCTGGTACATGTTTAGTTGAATCTAATGCAAATCCAGGTAGTTCAAATATATTAAGGTAATCAACCCAAGAATCAATTGGATAATAAACCTCTACTGTTTTCGTAGAAGCACCTTGTGTAGTTATACTAATTTCAGATTGACAAGTTACTTTCATACAAGTAGTACCTGCAGGAATAATTGGATATTCTGAAGGAGTTAATCCACCTTCAACTATATTAATTCTTGTTAACCTAGAATGTGGTACAGATGCAGAACCTTCAAAATTTACCATGTAATTTCCTACTACTATATCAGCAGCTTCTGGTGAAGTTGTTGCTATAAGTATTTCATTTGGTTTAAGTGTTGGTTCGTTAATTGAATCACCTATAATATCTACAGTAAGGTTAAGAGCACCTTTTAATGTTTGTACCCCAAATACATTTGGTCCAAATAATAATGGATTTAATGCAGTACTATCAGATTTTTCAAATTCACCTGCTGCATCAATTGTAAATTCAGCCTGAGATGTTAAGTTTGTAAATGAATCTTCTTGATAAGGAGTAACACTAACCGCAGGTAAATAATATGCCGGGTCAGATATTGCCTTCTTAGTTGCAGCTGATGTAGCACCGGCTCCGTCAATAATCCATCCAAAATCTATAGCATTCATTGCTAAGTATGAAGTATAGACACCTAGTGCATCTTTATAAACTGCTTCATCACCATCGGTTAATGTACCGTTAGCAAATTGTTTTTGTAGCATTGATCCATAAGAACCAATAATTCCAGCAGCTCCACCGTTTACGTTTGTATTTCTTACAAAACCAAAGTCAGCTTCATTAATGTAAGTATAACTTGCAGCTGCCCCAATTGGGAAGTCAGCTAATGCAGTAGAACCTACATCTGATAATAATACAGTTACGGTATTACCTACAGTTTGCACAGAAGTCACTGGTACCCATTCTCCAGTTACAGAATCTAATATAAATGATCCAACTAATGAATCTGTATTTGCTCTCATTCCTGAGAACGCATCCCATATTGCATCTTTAGTGGCATTGGTATTTACAATTTGTATTTGGATACCGCCACCAGTTGGGGCACCTACTGTAATTGTACTTGTATCATTTACTACAGTATTTGATAATTCACCAGTTCTTGCATAAGCTAAGTCTGATACAATTGATCCACTATATGATAAAAAGTTAACATCATCTTGGATAGAAGTAGATTGAGTATATTCAATATTATGACCTATCATATCAATTCCACCAGGTACACCATCTATTAATGTATCACCATCAAATAAATCTTCATTCACAGTAACAAATAATCCTGTAGATGCAGTATCAGCATTAATAACTTTTTCTACAAAAAGGTTATTACCTAATAAATCTACAAAGTCTGGAAGTAAACATGCAGTATATGTTGCCTGTAATGTTACTTCAGTTTCATTAAAGAATTCTTGCATTAATGTATCAGTAGAATCAGTTGCAAACTTCTTTCTTAATAAACCTTGTGTTGGATCAAAATATTTTTGAAATAATGGATCTGCTGTAAATCTTGAATAAGGAGTAGTTGTATTAAAATCCCCACCAAAGTTACCCTCTAATACAAAGACATCTACAAAAAAGTCAGATATTAAACTATCTTTATTTAAGTATCCTGGTACATTAGCAGCACCATACCATTCTTCAACTGTTACTTGATATGGTAATACATTAGTGGCAGCAGATTTTTTGACAATTACAGATATAGGATTCTGACCTAAGTTTGTAACATCTAATAAATCATTAACTGTTAATGAACTTAAAGCATTAGTATTAGCACCAACATTTGTTAAAAAATCATCTGTTGATGGAAACCAAAATTTATCTCTGTTATAAAATTTTGCATATTCATAATCAGCACCAATGTTTGATTGTGCTTCTGGTGTTGCCGATGTGGCAAACCTAACAGCATTTACTTTATCTTCAGCATCTAAGCTTAATAAATTAAGTGCAAGAATAGGTCCTCTTTCAAGAGCTGATAAACAGCTTCTATGGAAAAAAGAATCTTTTCTTTCTAAGTTTCTATCTATATCACCGTATACTTGCTTAAAGAAACCTGTATCGGGAACAAAGACGGGTGTATTGAATGGACCTCTTTTAGAAAAACCGACCACCAGTCGAGTTTGATTAGCTGGGATACTTACGACTTGACTTTTATCAAATTCAAACCTATATGTTCCTGCAGCCTTAAGAGAAGCTATTTTTGGATCTAGTGCCATCTTATAATATATTTTTTTTGTTTATTTGTTTTTTTATATATCTACCAAGTAACTACTTTTTATACTAAGTCATAGATATCAAAATTTAGATTCCCACCCTTCGAATCTTTTTCTAAAATTTCTTCTATCTTATTTTGAATTGAAGGATCTATCTCATCATATATCTCTTCAACAAAATCTGAAAAATCTAATGTAGTGAAGAATTCAGAACTATTTATACAAGTCATAATTAAATCATCATTCCCTAATTGGCCTGCATAAGATCCATTTGGAAGTTTACCAAATGTAGAAGATTCTTTTACAGTATCTTTATCATAGATGCTAATTTTATTTTGAGAAATATATTTTTTAAAGTTTTGACAAAAAATAGGTTTATTATCTTTCTTTACTTTTAATCCAAATGATTTTGTTTTAGCATCAACTCTATGTTTAAATTTAACCACACTTTCTTCATCAAATTCATTCCTCTGAGGAAATACCGTTTCCATTCTTTTTATTAACTCTCCACCAAACATATTCCATTCTATAATTAATTTTACATTTTCTGAGTGAAATAAATCAAATGCTAAAATGTATAGTGTTTTTGCAAATTCTTCTATAGTGTGAGAATTACTTCTGAACCTTCCTACTTGTCTTATACCAAAAAAGTCAACAAAACTACCAGGAGTCGTTACACCCTTCCAGTCTTTTTCATCTAGCATTCTAACTTGGAAAATATTAATAACTGAATAGTCTCCACCCGTTCCTTCGGCAATATCAACCGAAAATACCCAATAGTTATAATCTTCTTCTATTTCATCAAGATTAAAATTAGGTTGCCATAATAAACTAGAATAATCAATTTCTGCATCATCAAATTCTGGTATCTCTTTATGTTCAAATTCTATTTGGCCTTGTGTTAATTTTTTTAAACTAGCTGCGCTTAGTAATAATGAAGAACTTGCTATAAATTGATTTCCATATTGTCTATTGAATGCCTCGTCACTTCCTAAGTTAGCAACTTCTTGCCTCATCCATGCATCGTCTCTTCCTGGTACATCCCACCAATCAACGCGGAATGGTGTATATTCACTTAATCCTTTATCAGCAGCAGTATAAATATCATAGAACTTATTAAAGCCATTAGGTGTACTTGTTATAATAACTTTTGAGTTACTGGATGCAGATACTGTTGGATATACGTTTTCATAAAATGTATTTACAAAATTTGCAGGTATATGCGCAAACTCATCCATAAATAATAAATGAATAGTAAAACCGATTGCTGCTTTCTTGGTTGTTGTCTGACCTATAATTCTACAACCATTATCAAACTTAGAATTAAATACATCCCATTTAAGTGTACCGGGCTTGATAAAGAACGGTAGATGTTCTAATATAGTTTTACCTTTATCAATAATTTCTCTTGTTGTAGCACCCTTATTTGAAAGTATTAGAGAATTTTTGTCAAAATTAAATACAGAATACCAAGCAATAAAAATTGAAGAGCATATAGTTTTACCGACTTGCCTACTTGCTAAACATACGTTAAATCTTTCTGCTTGAAATTGCCTTAACATATTTTCTTGGTAAGGTCTTAAGTTAATTGTCTGTAAACCTTCATCAGTCATAACAGTACAATACTTATTAGCAAAGTATACTATATCTTTAGCACACTTTTTAATTTCTCTAATTTCTTCATCAGTATAATTAAATACAATATTACCTTTTCTTAAATTAGGATTACCTTCATAGAATGGGGTCGATTTTGGTTTATAGCCTTCATCTAAAGCTAACATTAATTGTTCTACTTTATGACTAGTCCATGCAAAAGACTCAGCACCCTTCGATACTTTAAATTCAAAACCTGCTGATTCTGCTTGTGGTTTAGCCATTATCTTCTATTTTTGCAAGGATCTGATTTATATGAATTACTTCAAACTCAACATCATTTAAAGTAACCATTGTTCCCTTTCCCATATTTTTTAGTATAACATCACCAGCCTTTAAATCCGTAGAATCACCTGCATTAATCACTTTTGCTTTACGATTATGCTTTTCTACAGGAATAATGATTCCTGATGCTGTTGTTGTTTCTTGTTGTTTGATTTCCTGAATTAACAGATAATCATTCTTCATTTTCATTTCCATCGACGTCTTCTATATCTTCTTCTTTAATTGTATCTTGTAAAGCTCTCATTAAGTCTTTTGTTCCTCTGGATTTAATACCATTTTGTTTATTGGATGTTGAACTTTCAGTACTATGATAAACATCCACATCACGGGATATCTTTTTAGCGTTCTCTTCTATTGCCACCATATACATCGTTTGGCTTTTAATAATATCTAAAAGAGTTCTTTGTAAATCACTAAGTACTTCAAACATTCTTGGTGATACATCACCTTCATGTATAGTTTCCATTAATAAGGTAATAGCAGTTTCACTATTTTGCATTTGTCTTATAAGCATTGATAAAGCAGATTCATCTAATTGAGCCTTTGCTCTAATATATTCATGCTCTGCAATGATCTCTTCACTCAAATAAAAAGTTAATAAACTATTCATGACCTTTTCGGCCTTACCTTTAGCTTTAATTAATGCAGCACCTTGGCCACTATCAACTCTTACTGGCTGTAATTCTTCGGAATTATTTTCTAAACCTTCCACTTCATCTGGCAGATCATTTAATAAATCCCCTAAACTATCACGAAATTTTCCTTTCGATGATTCTTTCATTATACCTTAAATTTATAATATATATTCCAAGTTATCTTGGGTTAGTAACTGTTGGTAGCATTAATTCTGGTGATGCATTATCTAATAATAAAGCTAGGTGAGAATCTTTTACTACATATTGACTTAAAATTAATTCTTGCAGATCTTCTTCTATAGGTTGACTCCAAATTCGTATATTAGTTAAATCAGTTTCACAACCTATAAGTTTCCATTCATAATCATTAGGTACACTAATTTCTGATATTGTTTGTGTATTCGTATATATGTTATTTAAATCAGCAGTTCTATCTGGATTTATAGTACCTGTTAATTTAGGTGTATTATATAAAAATAATGATAATTGTTTTGCTATTTGATTTAAATTAATAACAGCCGCGTACCATTCACCCTTTATTAATGTTGTTGGTTTTTTAGAAAGATCATATTTATAATATTCATTATTAAGTTTAATAATAAACCAATTAGTAGTGTATGTAATTTCTACATAAGATGTTACATTATCATTACTATATTTTATAAATGTATTGCTTGCTTCTTTATTTAATTTAGCCGTATTTGTAATGTTACTATCCACAAAAGGTGTAGCTAATGTTATAGTATTTGTTGCCTCATCTACAGATTTTACTAGTCTAAGACCATTATATGAATTTGTTCCTCTCAATGCTATCCAATCACCTGCCTTTATAGCATCTGTTCCTAATGGTAATGCTAATGTAGTTATCATAGGATGACCAGCATTATTACTTATTCGTGTTATTAAAACGTTTTTTCCTATAGGCTTTTTATATGTTGGCCTAAACCAAAATGTAAATGCTCTATTATCAGTGCTATTCCAACCGGAATCATATCTATATTTTACTCCTATTGTATTTTCAGGAAGCGTACCTAATGCATAATGATATTTAGAAATGATTGTCCATTGATTATAAACATTTTCTTCTGTAATAACCATTCTCTTATTTAAAGATCTTCTTACATAATCATTTGCTTGTGAACCTATTGTATTATACTCATTAGGTTTTCTAACATCTTTAAATTCGTTTTCTCTCTCAACTCTAAATTTTTCTTCAACATTAGAAACTAAAGCTTCTGTTGATGTTTCTGCTGCTATTCCTTCGGTAGTATTTTCATAACCAACATTAGTTCGCTGTTGATAGGTAACAAGACTTACTCTCCAATATGCTCCAGTATACATAAAGTCATCAGCTTCTGCAATTGCATCAACCTCATACATTCTATTCATAAATTGTTTAAAATATAAATAGTCTCTCATCTGAGGCTTAGCACCAATACCAAAGGCCGCTTCAAATGCAGATTTTACAATATGAATTTCAAACTGAACAGGAAAATCCATCATTAGTGGATTAAAGTTTATATCCCTAGTAGGTAATTCATTATCTGGAACCATGATTTTTATTTCTGACTCCTTAATAACATCAAATAAAGAATATTCTTTAAGAATGACATCCCTACTTCTTTGATCTGCTTTTGTTTTATAATAATCTACACAAAAACCAAATAGATTATTTGCCATTGCAGATAGTTGAGTATACATCTGCCCTGCTCTGGATATATCATACGGATTCCATCCTGTCCCACAACAATCAAAAGCTAAGTTTAACGCGCCCGAACAGCCGTCTACTCCACCACAATCTATTTGAGGTATTTTACATATTACTCCACCATCAGTTACAATTTCTAAAGCAATAGAATTAAAAGTTAAGATACAATCACCAACTTGTGTATATCGATATTGGATCCAAAATTTATTAGCAGGATTTAAAACAAGCGATTGTAAGTTTACATCTGTTAATTGAACCCAATCAGAATAAGTCACACCGTCAATTCCCCACCTAAAATCTTTATTGTAAAAACAAGAAGTAGTTTCACCTGTAACAGAATCAGTAAATCCTAATACTTCAGTTACGTTTTCATACGGTGTCTTAAGACTAATTAACAGCTGATCGCCATTAGCATCTGTGCTTGATCCAGTTACTGCCATTTTATGAATTTATTTGTTGGTCTCCTATATCTACTTTCTTCTTCCCAAAGATTTTATCAGCAGATGCTAAACCTAAACCACCGATACAAATTGCAGCAACGGCATTTACTAGAGTTGGCTCTACTGGCATATCTGTGTAAAGATTAATCATTAAAGCGGCGCATAATGTTACGCCTGCTAAAATACCAATAAACCTTTTTGATGAAGGCGTGCCTTTTTCATCTTTTAAAAGACCACTCAGCCAATTGATAATTCTTTTCATATACAAACATTATTTGTTTATATATTCATGTTCTAATACGGTGTATAGTCAGTCTTAACTAAAAGAATTGGATCGTCTTCTTCTATCTTCGGATCTACTGAAGTTATAATATCAAAAGCATCCAAAACTTGAGCTTCATCCATTTCAGATAGTATATCAAATAAAGTAGTGGCTTTAATATAAAAATATGAAGTTCTTTCTAGGTATTTATTTTTCATAATACCTACATCCATAAATCGTTTATTAAAAGTATCTAATTGAACTCGGTCTAATATTTTAGTAAGATCAAAAGTTCCTTCAATAATATTAAAATGAAAACTTACAATTTCTCTACCACCATCTACTTTGACAAGTCTGGAAAATATTTTTTCGTCTGAAATTTTAAATGTTATATTTTCTAAATTAGGCAATCGATTAATTATAGATTGCAAAAAGAAAATAGAATTAGGTTTAAAATTAGGATTAGGTAAAAGATCCTGGTCAATAGTTTTCTTTAATTCAGCCCTTAAAAAGGTTGAGGTTTTAATTGCATTTTGAAATTCTTCTAAAGAAATAATATACTCATTCTTATTTTTAGATTTATTTTTGCATTCTTTTTTTACCTTAGATATAATTAAATTATCAACGTAATCATTCTTATATAAGGTAAATGCAATATGGGTGGGTATTTCTAATTCAAATCTATTATCAACTAACATCATTACTCATCTGTTTTTCTAATACGTTTATTGCATTTTTAATTTCAGATGGTTGGTGTTTCATTGCTTCTTTAAAATCACGTTCACCTATTTCATTAATCTTTAAATACATTTCTAATGCAGCTGGATTAGGATCCCATTTTTTTATTTTTTTAGATGCTTTGGTTTTTGTATAAATAAAACCAGGTACTCTATTAAATTTTGATGCAACCATTCTCCATGCCTCGGCTTGACCTACTGGATCAATCTTCAGTGCATTAAACATATTTGCTTGTATAGGAAATTTAATACTCATAAATCTATTAGTCATAAATGAATTTTTAGATTTATCATATCCTTTTAATTTATTCCATTGCTGGTCTCGACCAAACAAGACCTTTATATAATCAAATAATTTCATTACCTTTTATTATTTATATGACTTATTAATGTAATTGTTTTCTATACCTAGAAAATTTTCTTTATAATTTCTGCCTTTTCTTTCTGATCTATTAAAAGCTCGTTAAAAATTACAGGTAATTCATCTAGGCTTGATCGCCATTTGCTTACATGCTGTAGCATTTTTGTCTTCATTTCATCAATATAATCTTTTTGCCTAACTTGATGTTGTACTGTATTTGTAAAGGTACGATCAACTACAAAAAAGTCACTAGACATTGTAATAAAATATCGTAGGTTTCTTTTTTGATGTTCTGCTAATAGTTGAATAGAATATATATGATCTGATGAAATAGGTATATCCTCATCTATTTTAATAATAGCACTCCGTTTACTTTGTAGTAATATGAAATCATAGCTCGACGGGAGTTCTTCATCTACCCAACGCCCCTGCCCAACACCATGATCAGGCCTCTTAAATAGTGAGACGCCCCAAACCCCTCCCCAAAACTCATTATTACTTCCACATTGAAAATTATACCCCCCATAAGGTTTATTATTTTCAACCACGTCTATTGCAATTGTTCCTAACACATCTAAGTCAGGGTAATGCTTAATGTGTTGTGCAAGCGATTGCACGAATGTTGGGTATAGTAAATCGTCTCCGTCAATTTGAGATACAAAGTCTGCATCACTGTTTAAGAATAAATTGTGGCATGAGTTTTTCCCTCTCCCGGGCTTGCCATTACTATCTGTGCGTATTACTTTAAATGAAAAGTTTTCATCGAGTACTGATTGGTAGTATTCATCACTTAATGTATTTACTACAATTATAGTTTCAACTTCGAGATAGGTATCGGGGTATTGGTTTTCAGCTGACTTTACTAGTCTTTTAAGGGATGGTAAGTTATGATGAGTTAGTAGTGTTAATAATAATTTCATTAAAATATTTTTCCTTTTGTTGTTTTATTTGTTATAAATGACATATCATTAGAATCGTCATCATCTCCTTTAAAAAAGCTAGCTTTAAATGCAGAATTATCATCACCGTCATGTTTAGTTCCTTCAACTATTTTTTTCATTGTAGAAATATTAGGCAATGATAATTCATTTATGTTTATTTGAGATTCTACTGATTTAAACATTTCATCTAATATACCTTCTGGGATAGTATAAGAACTAAGAACCATTAAATTAACATTAGATTTAAGATTAGTAATAATTTGCTCCCTGCTCATATGTTTAGCTTTCATATGCCTAATAAGTATATTAGCTAGATCAGTAATATAACCATCCTCATATAAATACATATGAGATAATGAACCATGTTTTTCTTTAAATTCATGAATTATTGCACCAGCCTTAGCCTCACTGATACCATATCTCCTAGGATTACCATTTTTAGGAGTAGATATATGCCAATATGCTGGAGGAACATTATCACCAGAGTCACCGGTCAAAACCTTTCGGAAACGGAAATCCTCTGGGTCTACTTCTACAACCGAAACTTTCTTTTTGGATATAATAGATGAAAGTAATTTTTTAGATTGTGCCTCTGGTGATGATGAAGTTTTTAGTACATCAAATAAATCTGTGGACGTTTCTTTTTCTTCGGTTACTAACCATTCAGAAAATCCTTGATAAGTATATAATTTTTTATGAGCTGGTGAAAATAATATTGTATGTGTATTATTTGTTTTACTTTTGTTTACTAATTGAACCAAGTCTTTGTCTCCAGTAAACATAATAACTGATTTGTCATTAGCAAGAGATTCAGTATTCCACGCATACATTAGATCATCACCTTCTGCACCGTTTACTTTTGAATAAATAACACCTTGTTTAATAAGTAGCTGTGTAAATTCTTCAGTAACTTTTGAAAAATTTGCCCAGTTAATTGAACTATCTTGTTTACGATTACCTTTATATTCTGCATCTGGGTAAAAATCCTTTCTCCATGATCTTGAATCAATGGTCCACACAACTTTATCTATAAGACCTTCGAATAATCTGATCTGGTATGCAAAATCTGTTGCAAGCTTTCTCATAAAGACAGTAGCGTCTTCATCAGTAGCAAGCATTTCCGTCTTTTTTGATTTTCTAGGTAGAACATAAAGAGTTCTAAAAAGAAAATAATTACCATCTATTACGAATGTATGCCTTCCTGTTTTTCTCATATTATTGTATTTAATATAAATATAACAAATTTTAGTTAATACTGAAAGAAGAACCTAATACAATTTTCTCACATTCTTCTTTACTTAATTTTGATTGTCTTAAATCATGATATCTTTTAACTGCCCCACCTAATTCCATGTAATTAGGAAACTTTTTAATTAATGCTTTTAAAAATTGTGATCTCATACTCCATTTAATATTGATTGCAGTTCATAAATACATGCAAGCATTGATACTGCAGGATCAATTACTTGTTGTCTTTGTGATTGATATTTGGCTACTGTTATTACTACCTGAGGTATAAATTGAATATACGATTGTCTTTCTTGTTGAATGAATTCAATAAACTCGGCACCTAATGAGGATAAAACATCATCAGTTCTATTTGCATAATTAGATAACATATATTGGTAATTCTTTACAGGATCTTCACCATCTATAACAAGATCATAAATATCTTTATATACAGAACTAAATTGTTTTATATCTTCTACTGTAATTTTATCTTTACCTTGAGATTGGAATCCTTGTAACTGATTTAACATGTTCCTTAAATCTGGAAATTTTCTTTTTACTAATTCAACCGCTGCATGTTTATCGATATCAATACCTTCTTCTTTACATATTTTAAGAATCCTCATAATGTAACTTTTCATTATTTCAGTTTCTTCTTCTTTAGAAAAATCAAAGTCAATCATTTCAAACCTGGATTGAATAGGGTCTGGTACTTTATTAATATAATTACATGTTGCTACAAATCTTGCATTAGTTGCAAATTGATCCATAGTAGCTCTTAATGCTTTAAAGAATTGATCTGATACACCGTCAATCTCATCAAGTATAATTACTTTCATTTTCCCTGGTTCATCCATAATTGAACGATTAGCACAGAAGTCTGTTATTCTATTTCTTACAATATCAACTGAGGTATCTGTTGATGCATTAATATAAAGGTAAGGATGCTTAAAATGTTTTACTAATACTTTAGCTGCTGATGTTTTTCCAGTACCTGGACTACCATGTAATAGTAAATGTTGATAAACACCTTTACTTAACTTTTCACCTACTCTTTTAGGCGTTATTAAATCTTCTAATGCCTTTGGGCGATATTTCTCCGTAAGTAAAATGTTTTGTATGTTCCGCATAAATTTGTTTATTTTTATATGTAAAAAAATAAGATTGTTTACATATAGAATAAATATAAAAATAGAATTATAATGCAAAAAAGACGTAATATTAGAAAAGTCACACAGGAGCCGTTTGTGATTGAGCACAAAACTAATATACAAAGAAGAAATGAAAATAGGAGAATTGTAAGAACTACTAATAATCAAGCAATTGCGATGAACATTTCTAAAGATATGCAATTAAGAAATTCAGCAGTAGCCTCCCCGATAAAAGTTAAATATTCTACAGTTCCAAAGTTATTTAAAGATGAAACTATTTATATCATAGGAGGTGGCCCTTCATTAAATAATTTTGATTTTAGAACTTTAACAGGTAAAAAAACCATTGCAATTAATAAGGCAGTGATATATCACCCAACTGCCGATATTCTTTATTGGACTGATGGTAGATTTTATACTTGGTTTAAAAATGAAGTAGATAATTATAAAGGATTAAAATTTGCATTAAAACCAGGCAGCCTATATACTAATGATATTAAAATTCTAAGAAAAGGAAAACCTCATGGATTAGAGGAAGATCCACAAACATTATCACATGGGTTTAATAGTGGGTATGCTGCTATTAATTTAGCATATCATTTAGGTGCAAAAAGAATTATCTTATTAGGATTTGATATGACTAATGATGGTAATCAAACTCACTTTCATGATGGGTACCCTACACGAGCAGCAGGCAATAGAATTTATGAAGATAAGTTTTTACCAGGATTTAAACAACTTTCATCAGAAATAAAAAATAAAGGGATAGACGTATACAATGCATCTCCACATAGTAGATTAAAAGACTTTCCTATAATTACATTGAATCAGGCATTAAGCTTTAGATGATCGCTTAGCATAAGTCATAAACTCTCTTTGTTCCTTTTTAAGGAGGTGTTTACAGTGTTTAGTAAATTTAATTGATGTATCTATAATTCTACCGTCTACTGTGTTATTCCGTGAGTTATGGGCTTTAGAACATTTACTACAAACAAAATTCTCTACCTTTTTAGAATCCATTCTAGATTTAATAGGAACTTTACATATACTACAGTTCCAGTCAATAAGATCAGCATCTTTTACTAATTCTTTAAGTGTAGTGAAAGTTTCCCTAAAAGGATTCCAAATAGCTTTATTAACATTCTTTTCATGATCATTCATATCTTCTACTTTAAAAATAACTTCAAAAGCTTGAGTATCAGAATCCAACCATTTCATGTAGCGATTATTTAAAAGTAATTTTTGCTTCAAAGGCGGCAGGTTCTCTAATAGAATACCATACCGCCTTTTATACCATCCAAAGTTTATTTTACGAACTTTATACATAAGGTTTTAATTTAACAGTTACAGCATGTACAATTACATGATTTACCACAACCACAGGTTTTACAATTACATTTCATATTAATAATTATTTTTACAGGTTTGATCTTAATCTTGCAAATTTCTGTGAAACAGATTCTGCTACATATTCAAAAGATTCTGGTACTTTAGCCGAAAGTTTCTTTTTAGCATCAGCTTCCTTTTTCTTAAGTTCAGCAATATCTTCTTTACTGTCTTCTATTGCCTTTTGTAATTTTTGAACTTGTTCTTCGGAACCTCTACCTGTTTTTAAATCTCTTTTAGCTTGATCTAAATCTTTTGTTGCTTTAGCCATTGCAGTTCTTTCATCTTCTATAGATTTATTATAAGCCTTTATATCTGATTCTATCTTTGCGTTAGCATCAGCCTTCGGTGCTTCGGTTGTATCATCAGCCTTTGGTGCTTCGGTTGTATCATCTTTCTTTGGCTTTTCAGTCTTTGCTGGCGTATCATCTTTCTTTGGCTTTTCAGTCTTTGCTGGTGTATCATCAGCTGATGTAAATTTAGGTTTATCTTCTGCTGCATCTTTTGATGTTTCAGATTCATAATCAGCTAATGCCTTTTGCGCCTTTGTTGCCTTTGCTGCTAATTCCTTTTGTTTAACTTTTAATCTTTTAGATTCTTCACCATCTGCTGCTTTAAGTACAATCTTATTTGCAGCCATAGATGATTTTACTTTAGCCAATGAAGAAACCTTTTTTAGACCTGGTGTAGTAGCAAGACTATCCATTCTCTGTGAAATGTTAGATGCTGAATCTGCTAATGCTGCATTCTTAGCTTTATTTGCTTGATTCAATACTTCTTTTTGGCCTGCTGATAAATCACCTTTAGATTTTTCTTTCTTCTTAGCGTAATCAACATTATTTAATGCCTGTGCCACTTTAGCCTTTTGAAGCTTCTTAGCATTATTTTTAATCTTTTTCCATTTAATTGGATTTTTAATTGCATCTATTAATGCCTCATTTACAAATTGGTCATATGTTTTTAATTTACCCATGAGAGTTTATTATTTTTGATTTAATTATATATCAACCAGATTAAAACAAAAAAGCCACTCCGAAGAGTGGCTTTCTATATAAAGTATTAAACTATTATTAGATAATAGAACAACCAGTGAACGTGAAGTTCATTGTGTAATACATTAATTCAGGATTGAACCCAGCGTCTACTAAAGCGAATCTAGATTTAACCGCAATTTTAGGAGCCATAGTTCCTTCTGCGATTGTTTCTACTGATTCAGCCATTAAGTAAGGCATGAATACTAAACCAGGTGAGTTACCATCACCTTTACGACCAACAGCAATTGTGTAGTCATTAAAGGCTCTGTTTGGATCAACATAAATAGTTACCCCAGCGATCGCACCGATTGGATATAAAGATCCACCAGCTTGATTAACTGTATTTGATAACGGATATGCAACGAATCCAGCAACTGATTGGAGAGCAGTAGCCATTTCTCCACCTGTTACAGCGAAAGTAGCTGGTCCTCTTCTACCTCTTGTAGCAATTAAGTTACTTGCAGCAAGAATCTTAGTATAGATTCTTCTCTGTAAAGTACCTTGTACATTACCACCACCAAGAACGTTAGTCTGGTTTAAACCAAGACCGGCAGCATTGACGTTAGCGTTTGCAGTGTTGTTAGGTCCTAATGCAATTACAGTAGTACCAGCACCTGCTTGGTCAAACTGTTGAGATAACTGTGTACCACTTACAGCAGCAACTTGGCTGTTGTTAGTTACACCGTTTCTAAAGATTCTGTCCAAGATGTATTTATTGATAGATTGAGTTAACTCA